GTAGCATCTCAGGCGAGAGTGCGAGATACTTTTTATTCACAATGAGTTCTCCATTTAAAATTGAACACGTGTGGCAAAGTATACCGGCAATGGCAAATATTTTAAATGGTGCTGCCATGTTAGGTGACGTTGGGAAACCCGCACCAGCACTAGCTAAACCCGAAATGCGTCTAGCAAGTACAAGAAATTACAGGAAAGGTACCGACCTAGTATTTTTTTGGATGCGAGGTTTCGATGCACGCAGGAAAGAATAAACCATTGTGCTGGTACTGGCCTGTTCTTTAATTTTCTTCTACTTACTATACTATTTTATTAGTATTAGTATAGATATATAGTGTTTACGCGGTATCTGGCGCTGAAAATTTGCGTCACCTATTGTGGCATTGACGTTTAAAATTCCGGACATGCCTGACATCTTTCTTTGCGGTAACACTCTCTCACAAACATGTTGTGGAGAGTTTGATTGCACGTAGTTCGCGTCGCTCGTCGAGTGAACGTAGTTGATACCCGACTGCTTCGCCTGCGTCGTTCCACCAGTAGCCGAGGACTTCCCAGTTGCGACGCTGGTATCGGATGGTGTTGGGATACTCAGGGACACTGCGTCCCTGAGTTGATGTGTGGGTGTGCATGCTGTGCCTTTCAGTAGTATGTTTCCAGTAGATCGAGAAGCTGCTCGACCAAGTCTTCACCACTGATGTCGAAACACCAGCCATCCCAAACTTCTGCGCCGTCTGCCATCTGATCGATCACAGCGAACGCCGTGCGGATGAACTCGTGGGTGAAATGCGCGTTCATCTCGATGTCGTCGAGGTAGGTTTTCATGATTTGCCTTTCGTTTGACGTGGAATAGAATCGGCGCGAGCCTTCGCTTTCTCGCGCCTTCCGTGAAACTTGCTGCCAAAAACTCAGATACCGGCGAGAAAACGCTTCTTCTGCGCTGCGGTCAATCCCTGAAACTTGCTGATAAGACGCGCAACCTCGTCGGTCTGCTTCGCAACCTTCTTGCCGCTCGGAATGTCGCTCGGTGGGTAGATCGTGGCGAGTACGCGCTGCACCGCTTTGTGTGCCGCTTCGCCTTTCTTCGTGGCACGATCAAAACCATCGCCGCGTTGGCCGGTGCGAATCGGCACGCCGTACTTCTTACTTGCCCATTGCAGCGCGTGTGGCTTTGCTTCCTCTTTGCTGCCAATGCCCATCATCATGAGTTGCTCTGCGAGTGCGACACTCACCTCTTCTGCTGCGTCGAATACTTGTGCTGGTGTGTTGTAGGTAGTCATTTGAATCTCCTTCGCGTGGTTGATTGAACTCGGGGAAAACGTGTCCCTGAGATGTGGTGGCGCAATGCCAAACACAGCTATATTATACCACAATAGGCTACCAAATACCCTTGACAACCCCCGCACCGGCGACCCCACCGTACCCGTACCCCCCGAGTTTTGGCTGCTGCATGGCTCGACCATATAACACTATTCCTCACCCGCTCTCCAATTTTTATTGCAATTTTGTCAATCCAACTGTAAACCTAAAACCAGCCCACTGATAACTTATGGAAATGCCCGCCAAAAAGCCAAAATCAGACCCCCCACCATTATTATAAAAATTTCAACAAGTCTTGTCTAATGTTTGACATACACGGGCAAAAAAAGACCCCGGAAGGGGAGAAGCCGGGGTTAATAAAACAACAAGGAGAAATATAACTAATGACACAGCGGTGTCAAGTGCAGTATATACTGCGCCCAACGAGACCACAAGGAGTCTTCGCGTGTTAGAGCATTTGGTTGATGGTAGTGTGCAGTTCGAGCCGGAGGTGATCGCCACCCCCGAGCGCCTACGCTTACTTGAAAAAACAACACCACAAGAGTTATTCGAGAGCCAAATCAGCACCGCTGATTGGTTAGCCGATCTGGGCGCAGCCCCAGACCCGCTTGAGAAGGCGCAAAACGCCGAGGCAAACCGTGCATTTACGGCACTTGCCACCCAAGCAACACCAGAAGAGCAGAAAGCGGCGTTAACAAAACTGAATACACCCGCCGCCGTGCGACATCTTGTCGGCATGCTAACGGCTTATGACTGGAAGTTTGTTGAACAGGCAACGGAGCTGCGTGGCTATGCGGTCAGCCAGCTTCTTGAAGAGACGAAACACCCCGACGCAAAGATCAGACTGAAGGCGTTGGAGCTTTTGGGCAAAGTTACCGAAGTGGCACTGTTCACAGAGCGCGTCGAGGTGAAGAAAACCGACATGACGGACGCTGAACTCGATAAGCGGATCAAAGAGAAGCTAGAGAGGTTGGCAAAAATTGTGGATGTGACGGATGTTACTGAAGTAGAAATAATTGACGAAGAAAAAGACGGGGAGGACGCAGGTGAATCTGACCCCGCATGAGATAACGGCGCTCCAACGAGTGCTGCCCACGCTAAATCCGCAGGAGAAAGCTGAATTATTGGCGGATTTGGAAGAACGGGCGGCGCGTGCGGCTAAGAAAGCGGCCCAAACGAACATGTTGGGGTTTGCCACCGAGGTATATCCGGGTTTTAAGATTGGCGCACATCACAAAAAGCTCGCCAAGATATTCGAGGATGTCATTGAAGGGCGCAAAAAGAGGGTAATTATCAATATTGCACCGCGTATGGGTAAATCGGAGTTCTCCTCCTTCCTGTTCCCGGCGTTTTTCCTTGGTAAGTACCCTGAGAAGAAGATCATTATGGGCACGCACACAGCAGGCCTGTCTGAAGATTTCGGTCGTAGAGTAAGGAACCTGATTGAAAGTGAAGAGTACCAAGCAATTTTTCCCAACACTCAAGTCGCCGACGACCAGAAAGCGGCGGGAAAATGGTCTACCAGCGCAGGAGGACAGTATTACGCAGCAGGTGTTGGTGGAGCACTGGCCGGTCGTGGTGCAGACCTTTTTGTCATCGATGACCCGCACTCAGAACAAGACATGAAAGCGAACAGCCGCTTGGCGTTCGACAACGCGTGGTCTTGGTTCCAGACAGGTCCACTGCAGCGTCTGATGCCGGGCGGCGCGATTATCGTGATCATGACGCGCTGGAGCCTGATCGACCTGACAGGCAGGCTGATTGACTTTTCAATAAAAAACCCCGATGCTGATCAGTGGGAGATCGTGGAGCTGCCTGCCATCCTCCCATCGGGTAAGTCGCTGTGGCCTGAACAATGGCCGGTAGAACAGTTAGAGTCTAAACGCGCCGCACTCGACCCGCGTTTTTGGAACGCGCAGTACATGCAGCAACCTACGGCGGATGGCTCCGCAGTTATTCCGCGAACGGCGTGGAAGATATGGGAGCACGAGCGACCGCCGCAGTGTGAGTTCATCATACAGTCGTGGGATACCGCGCACGAAACGAAAACGACCTCTGACTACAGCGCCTGCACAACGTGGGGTGTCTGGTACAACGACGAGGACGGGGGCAGTCCGCACCTGATATTGCTCGATGCGTTCAAAGACAGGATGGCGTTTCCTGAACTGAAAGAGACCGCACACAAGCACTATAAAGAGTGGGACCCAGATGCGTTCATTGTTGAAAAGAAGGCGGCAGGTTCGCCGCTGATTCAAGAACTGCGCAGGATGGGTATACCGGTGCAGGAGTTCACACCGTCACGGGGTAACGACAAGATCGCCCGTATGAACGCGGTGTCTGATCTGTTTGCCTCGGGTAAGGTGTGGGCACCCGACACACGTTGGGCGCGAGAAGTCATTGAAGAAGTAGCGGCGTTCCCGGTCGGCGAGCATGATGACTACGTCGATACCACCACACAGGCGCTCCTGCGATACCGGCAGGGCGGATTCATTCCATTACCAACTGATGCAGAAGACGAGCCTACGCTATTTCGCCGCAGGCAGTTTGCTTATTACTAAGGACTACGGATGATTGGTTCTACTTTTATGTATTACGAGCGGGCTATGCCGCCGGACTTTTGTGACTACGTTATTAAGAGTTTGGACTGGTCGCACGCTGGGACTGGCGCAACACAGGAAGAATCTGGCGAGGAATCTACAAGGCTTCGCAAGGTGAA